TATTCCGTTATAAACATAGACCCCGTTCAGCCGATTTCCTTTTGAAACGTTAGATGGTTTCGCCCCACAGTAGTAACAATCTTGTTGCGTAATTTCTCGTACTTGATCTTTAGTTAAGTCCCATTCAATTCCTCGCTTGGAAGCATTGTGCTGGTAGGCTTTAATCATAGCATTTAGGGCTGCTTCGCCTTTGGCGTATCTCACCTTATTGCATCCGCAACCATACGTTGTTCCTTTTCGCAAGTCAGATCCGGAAACAACTGCGAAGTTTCCGCAGTCACATTCGCAAAGCCAGTACCACAATCTATGTTTTATTCCTGCAAACCTAATCACAGTCAATTTTCCATAACGGTTGCCAGTCTCGTCTTTTGGAGAGCCTACACCGCAACCGCAGCTATGAGTTGTGCCTTTTCTCAAACCTGTTCCCCTAACTTGAACGCGGTTGCCGCAGTCGCATTCGCACCACCAGTATGCTGCGTTCTTCCGGCTCGGGGCAGGTTCAGTTACAAGCAATTTCCCATATCGGTTTCCAGTCTCATCAATGATCTTACCCATAACAAAATGCCCTCCATAAATGGCGCTGCCGTTGTCACGCGGAACAGCCAGGACGGACCTGTAACCATTTATGGGGGGCACTTTGCCCACAATACCAAATTGTGAGAGCGGGGCAGCTTCGGAAAAACAAAGCGCCCTGGTATTCTGTTCCGCGTGACAATCAGAATTATACCATATGGTTGCTTCGCCGAGGGGTGTACTCACGGTTTACGCTTCCTTTTCGTTAGCTTGCTCAGGTCCAGGTTGGCCGTCGCCTCGCGGAACTCTTTGCGCCGGCGCTCCAGCTCCTTGCCCTTGAGCGGCTTGGCCGGCTTGGTGTTCAAGAGCTGTTTGAGCGACGGCAGGCGCTTCGTGCGGGAAAGCGCCGCAACGTGCCAGGCGAGCGCAACGTCCCGGCGCTGCTGACGCTCCTCTCGCCACAGAGCGGCGTCGATAACGGCGAACGTCTCGCGCGGCGTCAGCTCCCAGAACTCGGAGACGGTCACGCCGGCGCGCAGGGCGGTTCTCAGGAGAGCTTCGATGTCGAAGCTCTCCTCTACCCGTTTGGGTCTTCGTCCCCGCTCTCTTCGTCGCCGTCAGCGCCATAGGTGATAACGGCTGTCACCGCCTCGATGAGCGGGCCGGATATAGGTATCAGGCCGCACTCGTGGATGATTTCCACCGCGTCATTGTTCGATACTGGCTTGCCGCCTGAGCGGGCGTCCAGCCGGGCCGCTTCCATCCCGGCCCGCAGGAGCGCCGTCATATCCGTGTAGCCAAACCCGCCGGATTGAAACTTTTGCAGCAGCTCCACGATGCCCTTGCCGAGCTGCTGCTCGACGCTCATGATGGCGCGGTTGGTAAAGAGTACATTCACCTCGCGGCCCTTGACGCTGATGGTTGCTTCGCCACGTGCGCCCATTAGCTACCTACCGCTTCCCACTCGCCATCGATGGTGAGCGACACGCTGACCGTGGCTTCGCCCTGGTCGGGGTAGCCTTCCGAGATGCTGGTCACCACGGCGTCGGCGGTCTCGGTGACCACGCCAGCCAGCTCTTTGGCGACTTTGATCAGCTCGCCCGTGCGGTTGGCCTCGACCAGCGCCTGGTAGGCTTCGTCGTCCGGCACGTAGAGCGCGTCCAGGCTGAGCGTGCTGGAGTAGCGCCCCGGAAGGACCCGCTGGGCGCGGCTGTCCTTGCTGGACACGTCAATCGTGGCCGAGGCCTCGTCAACCGTGGCGTCCCGCTGGGAGCCAACCACGGTGTAGACAGGCACTTCGGCGGTGCCAGTGTTGACCAGCAGAAGAAAATCGGTACCGTTCATTCCCATGTTGTTATTCCTCCTGAGCTTTCAGGCTCAAACTGATAATCCGGCCGTAGTAGTCCTGTTCGTCGGCTGCAATCGGGCCGGTGACCTCCGATATGATCCAGCGGTATCCGCTGATGGTGAGCGCCTGGCGGTGCAGGAGCGCCCGCACCCGCTCGGCGATGGCTTCGATGGTAACTGTAGACCCGTCTGCTACTGCATAGCAGCGCACGTCCCGGATCAAGTCCCGGCCGCGGGTGGTTTTGGTGTCCCACGGCGCCTGAGAGACTTCCCCGGCGGTGACGATGTGCGGCGTGCCGGCGTCGCCCGGCGCCGGGTCACTGGTAAAGATGGCCGGCAGGCCCTTGTAGGTTGCCAGCATCCCGGTCAGGGTCGGGTCGCCGGCGAGCCTGTCATAGATAGCGGCGGTGATGACACTCATTTGCCACCTAACAGCTTCACGATCTTGGCCGCGTTCTCGAAGACGGCGGGCCGCAGGAACGGGTGCGCCGGTGCGGTTCGTGATCCCATCTCGATGTAGAAGCCCAGGTGCCGGGTCGTGCCGCCGCTCTTGGTCTTCTTGCCCGGCGGCAGGCCGACACGGATAACCACAGCGTTGCGCTCTCGCTCAACGGTATGCGTGATCAGCCGGGAGACGTACTTGCGGTGACCCGCGCCCCAGTCAGGATCTTGGACCGCCAGCAGCCTGCGCCGGGCGTCGCTCTCCACGAACTTACCGGCGATCTCAGCGTTCCCGACCAGGGTGTCGATGACCGCCTGTTTGAACTGCTTATCGTTCCACTTGAGCGGCATTATGACCCGTCCTCCTGCGAAGTCTCCACCTGGATCTCCAGGCAGTCGATCTCGTAATGCTCGCCGGCCTTCGACGGCTCGCGTACGCCGTCCACGTCCACGGTCAGGCTGTCCAGGGTCAACCGGTCGCCGCGGCTCACGTCTTCGCCCGCCAGGCAGTAAAACACGTGCGTGATCTGGCGCTGTTCAAGCGCCGCCTGCTCTCGCTCGACCGACGTGGCAGGGCGGATGCGGCCCTGGATGGTGCCAAGCGCGACGTAATCGATGGCCCATCCGCCCTGCCCGTCGGGCGTTCTCCTGCGGCGGGAGTGTGCGAAAGTATTGTTGAGCAGCGACGCAAAAACGGTCATATCCGGTATTTATCCAGGATGTCTTTTTCGGACAGTAATAACATTCTCGCGGCGCTGGCGCCCATGACGCCTTCGCCGGCTCCGCCACCAGCCTCGGACTGGTAGGCGACAGAGAAGTCGCCTAGCTGCTTGCTCGCCACGCCCAGCACGCCGCCCGAGTCAGCGGCCCGTAGACCGGCCTGGTAGGTCCGGCTGGCGGCCCGCGCACACACGGCGGCGATGTCGTCCGGGATGGTGGCGTAGCCGTGCGAGTAGGTGACGGTGATGTTTTGGATGCCCACCGACCACTTCGCGCCGATCCGGTGCAGGATGCCGTGCTGGCCGAGTTTGTAGTCGGTACCTTCGACCAGCGTCTCACCGTCCTCGACCACGGACGCCACGGAGATAACCGGCAGCTCGGGCAGGAAAATCTTCGTCCCGCCCTTGCCGTCCAGGGTGATCGTCTCGTCGCTCACCAGGCTCAGGTGCTGCCGGCAGTAGTTGCGGATGGCGGACGTCGCAGCCGTAAGCGCCGCCTGAGCTGCTTCGAGCTTCTCAGCCGGGATCTCCACCTGCAGGAAGGCCTCGATATCTTCGATCTCGGCGAAGTTAGCCATCTCTCCAATCCTGAATAGCCTGGTTGGCCTTCTCGCTCAGGTAGTCGAGCTTGCCCGCATCACGCAGCTCGTCGAACGTGGCGATGCCATGCGCCACGAGCGCCCGCGCCGTCGCCTGGCCCACGCCGGGAATGACGGTGAAGTCGTCCGCCTGCGGTCTCTCTTCCGGCTCTGGCGCTGGATCAGCGCTCTTGTTCTCGGCCGGCACCTGCATCTTGTTCTGCGCCGGCGGGCGGGCCTTGATCAGGCCGGCGGCAATGGCGTCGGCTTCGTACATCTTCCGGAACTGCCCTTTGGCAATTTCTACTCGGACTAACTTACCCTTTTTCATGCGCGTCTCCTGGTTGTCTACTGGCCAATCCTTCGGGCTGGTTATTGTCGCCATTTTGCTCTCGGTCCTTTCATGCGCTCGAACTGCTCCCTGGCCCGCTCCTCGTCTCCCGCGTGGACTTTCACGAAGCGGCCGGGGGACAGCTCCACGCTCACCAGCGAGCGCTGCGGCTCGGCAGGCGCTCCCCGCCGCCCGTGGCGCTGCGCGCTGTGGTGCAGCGCCCGGTACTTGCGGGCGGCTTTACTGGCGAAGCGGTGGTAGAGCAGGTAAGCGCCCTCGGGTCCTCGGCAGTTCCACGTGAACGGCACGTTGAGAAAGAGCACGTCGCTCTTCAAGAGCGCACGCAGCAGGGCGATCTGCTCGTCCCAGTCCTGGTATCGCTGCCACTCGCTCGACCACAGGTCGAACAGGCGTTCGGTCGTCTCGTTCCTGCGCCAGAAGAACATCCCGGAATTGTGGTACAGAATGTGCGGCGTGCCCAGCCAGGCGGCGGTCTCGCCGGCTTCGGTCCTGTTGTCCGGGAAGGTGGCAGCCAGGCTCCGCGTCTCGGCTTCGGCGATCACCAGGTCCCATTTATCGAGTAGGTCGAAGCCCTCCGCCGGCGAGCGCTTGAACTCGGTCTCGGCGTCCACGTAAAGCGAGCGCTCGAACGGGGACAGGCCAGCCAGGAGCGGCTTGATCCGCCCGGCCTTGAACCCGAACAGGTGCGCACCCGTGAACGGATCCACGTCGATCTCGCAGGCGCTCACGCGCTCACGCCCGGCGAAGTGCCGCACTGCTTCCCCGTCCCCGACCACCAGCACCGGCATGTCCGGCTCGTGCTTCCACAGCGAGCGCATGGACGCTTCCGCCTGCAGCGTCGCCGGCTCGCCCCAACACATATAGATCACGCCCCTGGGGGCGCTCACTTCGGCCTGCGGGCACGGCGCAGGCTGGAGCGGGTCTTCCAGCAGCAGCAGGCCCCTGGGGTCCTTGCCGGCCTTGGGCGGTGAGAGCACCGTCAGGGTCCGGTAGTAGCGTTTCCCCGGCTCGTAGCGCTCCCGGCCGGCGTCGTGGAGTACCACCGCGCCGCCAGGGGCCAGCAGGCCACGGGCCGCGTCCAGGCAGCGCACGCGCTGGCGTCCGTCCACGATGATCAGGTCGAAGCGCCCGAAGTCTTCCGGGAGCTGGTAGTAGGCCGGGAAGTCCAGGCGGTGCAGGCTGACGTTTGGCGGCAGGCGGTCCTGGATGGCGGCGGCGTACTCCGGGTTGTGCTCCACGCTCTCCCACTCGATCTCCGGAAACTCAGCCGGCCAGTAGAGCGTCGAGCCGCCAGCGCCCCATTCGAGCACGCGCTTCGGTTTGCGCTCGGCCAGCAGCCGGCACAGCGCCTCGATCTCGGGCTGGTCCATCATCGGCGCAGGTTCCACTTTGATCATCTCGGTGCCCCTTCCCGGCGTGCTTGCCTGTGCTTGTGATAAATAAATGCAGCCTGAGAACGTATGTGCGTATTCCAGGGGAAGCGCATGGGAGCGATCCGGACCGGGTGCTGATGGATGGCCCGCAAGAGCGCCATCTGATCGTGCATACTGAACCGTTTCCATTCCTCGTGCCAGGCGTCCATCATCGCCTCCACCCGCTCGTTTCTGCGAAAGAAGATGACGCCCGAGTTGAAGTACATGTGCTGGCGGCTGCCCAGGATCTGCTCAGTGTAGGCGATCTCCTCCTGGTTCAGATGCGGCCAGTTGTTGTCTGCAAAGATCCGCTTGGAGTCCTGCGCCAGCACCAGATCGACGTACTGGAGCATTTTGAACCCTACTGCTGGGGTCGCAAGCACTTCGGTATCCGCGTCCAGGAAGAGCGTCAGGTCGAACGGGGACAGGCGGTACATGCTGGTCTTCTGCGTGCGCGCGCCTTTGTCCGCCTCCGGGTGGTGGATATGCTGGTCGGCGCCGGCCAGGGGCTGGTCGCTTACCACGGCTACGGTCAGGCCGGGCGCGTGGCGTTTGACCGTCAGCAGGCTGAGCTGCGCCTGGGCTCTCGCTTTTTCGCCGTATGCTACGTACAGCACGCCTTTGCTCATGGGTTCTCCTGGGGAGGGCGAGCGAACCCGCCCTCCCCTTACCAGTAACTACCAGTAACTACCGGCTACTAGCTGCCACCTTCTAGGTCTACTTCACAAAATGCTGATGGACGCGTGATCCCGAACGCAGCGCGCATTTCAGCGAGAATTGCCACCATATTTCTTATGAAGAAATCCGAATGGCTGTCGCTGACGGAGATGTTCGCCTGCTCGCGGTCCCAGAGCACAGCCTTGGACCAGTTGGCCAGCCAGGCCGTGCCGGGGGTCAGGAAGAACGACTGCGCCACGGGGATACCCCACAGGGTAGGGGCGCCGCGGCCCAGCGGCCCGCCCCACAGGAAGCGACCGTCGTTGTCTTTCAAGAGCTCGATGGTCTCCCAATCCTGCGGGTGAAACAGCCACGCCGTCGGGCGCTGCTTGCCGTTCAGGAGCAGGTTGGTGATCGCCTTGCGGGCCGTGGTCAGGATGTCGGTCACAAAGTCCTGCACCAGGGTGTTGGCCGTGTTGACCAGGCCGGTGAAGTTCTCGCCGGCGCCGTTGCCGTTCAGGAGCTGGTCTTCGAGCTCCTCGCTCAGGTCCTCCCGCAGCTCCTGGTCGATCAGGCCGCGGATCTGGGCCGCATCGCTGAGCGCCCGCTTGGTGGCGGGGATCCACACGGCGATGGTCTTGACCGTTTCGCTCACCCGCTCGAAGGTCATCGAGCCTTCGGGCTTCTGCCCGGAGACCTGGCCCGGGTAGGCTTCGTAGTCGGTGACGTTGGCCTCAGCGGTCGGGGCCGCCTGCGTTACCTGTGTGACCTGGCGCACGAACTCCACGGTGTCAGACATCGTGGTGCGCACGCTGATCAGGTCGCGCAGGGTAAGCGGGTAGCGGCCCAGCGGCTCGTAGATCCCGGTCTGCTCGGGAATGACGAACGCGCCGGCGCTGGTCGAGTCGGTGCCGGTGATCAGGTCCTTCTGAAACAGCCCCAGGTTCTTGATCTCGACCGGCGGCGAAGACAGCCCTTTCTTGCTGTCGGGGATGTGACCGCTCGGGGCGATCTGCTTGAACCAGTCCTGCCAGGACTTCGCCCCGGTGAACTGCTCGCCCAGGGTCTGGCGGCGCGGCCGGTGCCCGCTGCCGTCGCCCTTGCCGGTAGGCTCAACGATCTGGATGCCCTCGCCCAGGTCGATGACCTGCTGGCGCAGGCCAGCGTCGTCCTGGACTTCCTTGATGCGAGCCTTGATCTGCTTGGCTCCGTCCAGCAGCTCGGCGACCTTCGCCCGCTCTTCCGGCGAGAAATCGCGCTTCTCCTGGTCCACCCGGTCGCACAGGTCGCGGGCTTCCTGGAGCGCCTGCTTCATGCCGTCGGCCAGATCTTTCTGACCCAGGGTCTTCAACTTCTCCAAAAGCTCTTTGATGTTCATGTCAGTCCTCCAAAAGTTCGATTTCTGCAATGTCAATTCGGATACGCTCCGTATCAACGCCGCTCGGCTTGCCGTCTCCGGCCTCGCCTTCGTCGTCGTCCGGGTTCTTGCCTTTGATCGCAACGGTGTGTGTGTCGATCCCCGCCCCGCGGGTGACCGGAGACACACCGATCACGTCCAACTTGCGCAGGTAGTGGACCTTCTGGTCCTCGAGCATCCCGTCACTGCGCTCCATGATATTGAATGTGTAAGACCATTCGGCCATGTCTCTCAGGTTCTTGACCGTTTTGTAATTCTCCTGGCCGACTTCCGTATCCAGGAAAAAACGGCCTTCGACCCACGCCTTCTCGTCGTCGGCCTTGATCACGCCTTTTCCAGCCGGCAGCGTCCAGCCGTGGTTCCACGGCTCAACGATCACGTTCTGCTCGTCGAACGCGCCGGGTACGGTCACATCGCCATCGTGGTCGATGACGTTAAGCGTGGCAAACACGGCGATGAACTCGCCCGGCTCGCCGTCCCCTTCGGCCTTGAGCTGTATCGGTGCGGTAAATGTCTTTTTCTCCATCGTCTCACCTTCCTTGACTTATACACATCCATATGATATATTTGACACATGGATAAGCACAGACTAAACTTACTCTTACCCATCGACATCTGGCAGCGCATCAAGGCGCTGGCAGAACGCAACAGGCGACCAGTTACGCAAGAGATCATCAGGGCGCTTGAGCTCCATTTGGCAACTTCTGATTTCCAAATATCAGGGACCAAGAAAGATTTGACCGATCCTGAAAAGGTTCGCGTCCTGTTGCTGAAATACTTGGAAGAAGCCAGCAAGCGATGACCTACGAGCAGTACATCGCCTCCGCTTCCTGGTCTTCTAAGCGCAAGTAACGTCTTGCTATTGACGGCCATTGCTGCCGCCTGTGCGATGAATACGGCTCGCGCTATCAACTGGAGGTGCATCACCGCCCATCGAGTTATGCCAAAATACCCAACGAG